TCGGGCGCTTTTCTTCTAATTTTTTGATTTGGATGCTCTGCCAGATGTTTAGACCAGCAGAGACGAGGATACATACTGTAATGAATCGTTTCATATTACCACCTCATATATAAATATTTCGTATCAATATCTTGTTCTAAAATACACTCTTTCAACGACTTTAAAACTTCTAAAGCATCGCTAACTGTTCCCCATCTATTTTCAGGTTCATACTGCACATACTTTTCAGGGTACTGTTCTAGTTCAGATATACCGCGTTGGATGTTATTTACAATATCAGCAATATTGTATATAGCGCCTTGATCAAAATCCCAATCCATAGCAACTCTGAACATTTTTCCGAGATTGTAGGTCGGAGAACTATATTTAGGTTCATCAATACAAATATATTGTCCGTTTTCTATTTTTCCTAAAATTTCCAAATCATAACTCATCACTCTACCTCCTCCATCTTTACTTTATACATTCGATCACCTCGATACTTGCTCTCGAGCTGAGCCTTGCATTTGGCAGCATCACCTTCTTTCTTAAAAAAGTGGGTTTCATCTACCATGTTGTCAAAAAATAATGTTACTGTGTATGACATTTTTACCTCTTTTTCTTAACTGCTACCGTGCTACCGATAAATTCTAAAAAGTAAAAAGTTTTTTTTAAGAATCCCTATTTTATAGGCTTTCTTTATTATTACTATTATTTTATATACTTTTTTTTAAAATATAGGTAGAAGAGTAGCATTATATATAAATATTAAATAAAAGTCAGTAATATCAAGGGGTTGGACTGCTACCGATGTGCTACCGACGTCCTATTTTATCGGTAGAATGCTACCGATCTACCCCCTCAACTGCTACCGATGACTACCGATAATTTTTAAATTGCTACCGATTAGTTTTTTTTCGAATTCTTCACTCTTACGAACCCTTTTGTACTTTTACCTCCTGACCGGAAAACACTTTTTTTCCAATCAGGATGATTATCCATGATCATGTTAATCTTCGTTGACAGCTTCCTGTCATTCGAATTTCTCATAAATAAGTTGTACATCATTTCACGAGTTGAGACCTTATCTAGTTTTTTGATACCAGATTCAAAGTCGCTACTATTATCAAAATATTTACTTGTGTATTGATGTTGTTGCTGAATAGACCAGTTTTGCCAATTTTCAGGGACGGGCATATCAAGATATTCAAGCACTTGTAACTCAACTTCATCACGATACATGAACTGTTCACGGTAGATGTTCAATTCGTCTTCAGTATCTTCATCAAACATCAAATCAGCACCAGCGCGATAGATTGTAACGGCCTCGCCCCAGATTTGTTCAATTGTCTCCGGCTCGATTTCCATTGGATGTTTTTTTTGCCGTTTACTATCTGCCATAACTGGTAGAAAACGACGTTCACCCGTCTTGTCTTTTAGGTATTCTTTTTGATTAGTAGTCCTGGCCAAAATGAAATTTTTGGCGAATTCTTCGGTCCGTTTCATATAAGGTTTACGGTAGCGTAGGCTAGTTTTTGAGATAAAGGCTTTTGTTTCAGCGAAACTCATTCGGTTACTAGCAACCATTTCATCATCATTAACAATCAAGGATTTCAGCATGATATCGTAATTGTCTTTGTTAGCAAAATCCGTGACTGAATCTGTGTACCAGTCACCACCTAATTTTTGGAGGAGAGAGGTTTTCCCAACACCTTGACCACCGACCAGATCCAGAACATAATCAAATTTAACGTAGGGGTCATATACTTTAGCAACTGCACCGACCAACCACATTTGGGCAATCTTGGAAATCAGGGGAATATCCTCAGCCCCCAGGTATACCTGAAGCATTCGGTCAATTCGTTTACGTCCATCCCATTTTTCAGCAACCTTTTCCATATACTCAATGACTGGATTGTAAGAACGTTCCGAGAAAAAAGTTTCCATGCCATCCAGCATCGCCTGATTAGAAAAGGCCACCCCCAGCACGCTTTCAAAGTAAACCTTTACAACTGAATCAAAGTTGGAGGGCAACTCCCCTTTTTTGAAAAGGGTATTACCTATCTTGATGTCTTTAAGAAGTTCATGCTCTTGGGAAAAATCGTTGTGCTTTAGGTAAATACTCAACTGATCATCAGCCTTGAAAGACATCAGCACATTACTTGGGCTATTGGCCTTGATGTCTCCCTTGGCGGTAGTTATCATCTTAGGTTGTGAGTCAATACTTACTACATTACCAATCACAATCACCTCCTATCTTTCTTAATCATACTTTCAACCGTTCGTGTCACCTCTCTGTCTGATAGAGGATTTGGGCTGTTTGTATTGGCCAACCTGGCCAATTGTAAGACAACCTCATCATCAACTGCCCTGAATAGCAGGCCACCAACAAAACTTGCCAGCTTGTCATTTCGTCCCCCTTCGTCACCAAAACCCAGGGCAATAGTCTCAAAGAGGTCTGTGGTCTGGGTTCGGTCCCTAGTATGTGACCGTCTGGCCAAGTCTCTAAGACCGTCTTTACCATCATACTTATAGCCGTGAGTTTCGCCATACTGTTTTTTTATAGCCTGGATTAATTCTTTTGAAGGAGTAACCATCGTACCACCTTCCTTGGACTTTTCCAGATCCCACTCATACTGCCCTTTCTCAGTAGCAGATGGAGCAACAAGGACATAATTGTTTTCATGGGCTTTGATGTCAACACCTGGTAAGAAATTAATCATTTGAGTGATAGGGGTATCCTCTCTCTTGAAGTAAAAGAGGTGTTTCCCACCGCTTGCCGTCTTAGCTTGCAGTGTCGGTTCGATTAAATCCAGATGCTTCCATTTTTTCAACGATTCAAAGCCATTAGACTTGCTGTGTTTATCAATATCGATGACAAAGAAGTTTGTGGTTCTGAGGGCAATGTTTGCATTAGGGTAGCCGTCCCAAAAGTTTTCAATCTCGGCAGGAGTCATGGCAGGCTTATCGGCAAATTCAATCAGAGGCATCTTGTTTTTGGGATTGATTGGAATGACTGAAAATCCCAATTTTTGATACTGCAATGCGTATTCTTTCATAGACGGCATGATTACTTCTCCTCTTTGTAAATATAAACAAGTTCTTGGGCCATATAATTTGATTGATATTCATCTTCAGTCATTTTTAAATAAAATAACAACGATTGATAAGCTTCTTCAAATGTATTGAATGGTCCTAATCTTTCATCAGTTTCATCAATGACCCAAAACTTACTATTATTTAGAAAGGGAGGTCATCATCATCAATTTCTGGTGTTGCTTCGACTTTGTTCCCAAGATATTCTTCAAGATCATAGTTGTAACCTGTTGATTTGTCACGTTTGGTGTATTCATCAATTACCAGGATAAATTTTGTCCCAACGGCCTTACGTTTTAGAGCTTCTTCCATGCTCTTGTTATCTTCAAGATCTGCACCACGCATTTTGTCATCTGCTAGCTCAAGAGTTTTTTGGAAAAATTTGATCGTTGTTTCAACCATATTTGTCAAATCCATCTTCTTACCGTCTTTTACCCAATCAACAAGGGTTCCCATACCAATGAATTGTGTACGACCGTTGAATGGACTTTCTGGATCACGGACTTCAAAGGCGTAATTGATAGATTCCCATTTGCTATCAGCAATACGGGCCTCAACACTTGTTAAAATAACCTGATATTCACCACCGGGGAGATGCTGGTTTCCGTTAACTTTGTCTTTCCGTGGATCATATCCGTTAGCCTTTAATTGTTTTGCAATATCATATAAACTCATATTTTTTCTCCTTTATTTCTTAAAAAATATCATCTTCGGCAACTACTTCAACTTTTTTAGGTGCCTCTTTTTTTGTGCTCTTTGTTGATTTGGTAGCTGTCATAGTAACAGCACCGTCAATTGTCTGCAAAATCTTCAAAATTGCCTTATCGTCAATCTGGTCAGATTTGTAAGTTTTACGTTTGCGGATAACCTCTCGGTTGTAGTTGTTCCCAAGTTTTTCAGTCCGAATCATCAAGTCTGAGTTTCCATTGATGAGGTTGACATATTTCTCACGTAAACTTGGTAAAGTCTTAACTGCTTTTCCGTCGTCATTGTATTCAGTGATTTCACGGCTGATGTAGATAACATTCATTGGTAGAGCTTTAAGATCAATAACCAGTTCTGTCAAAGCTTGATTGAAATAATCATAACCTTTACCGTAGCCGATTTCTGATAGTGACTTAACATCAAATTCACCACATACAGCAATTTTGATCATGTCAATAACATCGTCAATAACATCAACTACTACTGTTTCATAAGTATGTTTCTGTGTTTGAAGAGCCAGTAAGATTTCACTAAGTTGCTCAATCACTGATTTTATGATATGACCGTTCTTGTCCTTTTCGTTGACAAGTTGGATTGCTGGAACACTATTTGCACTAGCGTTTCCATCCGTATTTAAAATGATAGGATTTGGAAATTCGTTGGCCAAGTAAGATTTTCCACTCATGGTAGCCCCATAGAAAAAGAAATTTCTTGGTGTGTCTTTGGGCACTTGTGGTTTATTTGCTGGAAGTGTAAATGCCATTAGAGAAACCCTCCAATAATATCCTTAATTATGTCCTCAATTGATGAACGGTCACGCTTGATAGGTTCAACTTCTGAGCCATTCGGATAGGTCAATTTGTATTCTGCTTCAACTGCAACGATTTCACAGTCAAAAGCTGCCGCAAGAGCCTTGTAGGTCTTTTTGTTTTCTTCGTATTTTTTACGAGGAATCTTCAAGCAATGTTCCAAGCAACAATAGTCAGCTTTAAATGCCAAAGAACCTTTGTCCTTGTATGATTCAAGGTAAGCACCTTCTTTACGGCTACGAAATACGATCATTTCAGTTTTTTTGTTCATTTTGTTTTCCTCTTTTTAACTTTCTTTATAATAAAATTCAATTACATTTACATCATGCCGCTGACGACTTCCTGTTATGCGCCAGAGCAATTGCCGATAGTCATCGTATTCTCCAGTACCTTCTTCGACTGGATCTAATACGACAATGGTTTGATATTTATGCTGCAGACCATCAACCCCCACTCCAAGAACTTGACTGGTAGCAACCACAATTTTCTTATCAAGTCCTTCTTGGATATCGCCCGTCCAGATTCCAATTTCAGGGTGGCGCTCGCGAATGACGTTGACAATCTGCTTAGACTTGCTGACAATCAGCATGTCATGAGGTGCTCTCTCAATCAAACCGTCTAGCTTTAGCATGAGAGGGGTGTCAGCGTTAACTGGTTTCAACTTTGGAAAATCAACGGTCACACCAGTTTGATTTAGGTACTGCTCAAAGGTCTTGCGACCAAAGGACTGTTTGGCCATAACCGTCTTGTCTCCAACAGTGACCAGGTTAAGCTGTCTAAACTCAGCTAATTTCTCAGGGTTTCCAGCTTCAACTGTGACTGGATAGAACTTGGTTTCAAAACCGTTATTTTCAGTGGCATTCTCAATCTTTTCAATTTCTTCCCAGCGGAAGAAATTGGGTAAGTTTGAAATATAGGTTTCATAGTCTTTGAAATCTTTCCATTTTTCCTTTGAGTAGGAAAATGGATCATAGGCCATTTTTCCATGAGTCTTTTGCCAGTCAAATTTATTATTTGGGGTTGCCCAACCAAATACCGTTTTTTCAAGCGGATAGAAATTTTGTCCTTTTTTTCGGATCGGTGTCGCTGAAAGACCTATCGTGTATTTTCGCTTTATTTTGCGATATAAGGCCACTTGTTTGTCAGACGACATATTTTGCCATTCGTCTACTATCAGCACATCGCAGTCTAATTTATGCCCCTTTTTGACTTGATTTTGAAGATATCTATCTGTCTGAATAATAATCTCAACATCTTCATCAAAATTCATAAACTTGACTGCATCTATCCAACCATTTAGGATTGCCAATCTATTGTTTGTGATGATGATTTTTTTAGCTTTCTTATGTTTAGCGATAGCAAGTGCACAGATAGTTTTACCTCTGCCCCCTAAAGCTTCTAAAAAAATTCCATTCGATAAATGGTCACTTCTTTTGACTGCCTCAGCTTGCCACTTTCTTAACGTTATCGTGATACTCACTCACCACCTTTCCAATATCTTGAATTACTTCTTCAACATCGTTCCTCATGGCCCAGAATAGACCTAGCCTTGCTGCTGCTCGAATATCCTGATGATGGCTTTTTTCAAACTTCCAAAGGCCTAAGATTTTTAAAAGTTCATCTGGGATATCTGATTTATAACCTGCATTAAATTGAAGAATAGTCTCTGGATAACAAAGCTGGATATAAGCGATGGTTTCTGCCACGCTATTATCTTTTGACTTTTCGTTATCCCTCGCCTTAAATTCTTCAACAATAACTACATCGAATTCAAGGTTTGTTCCGATTTCGTGAAACCAATCAGCGAAACCTCTCATACCATAAGAGACAACCCAGTTATCAACTAATCTTGCATTATCCAAGAGTACTACCCCTGTTGTACTGGTTTCAATTTTGTTACTTGATGGATCAATAGCTAAAATTTTCATCAAACACCAACTTTCTCAGTCAGCACTCCTGGATAAAGTGCCGTATTAAACCAATTTTGTTTATTTACCTTTGCAAAGGCAAATAGCGATTTAACTTCTTTTACTTGCTTCTCAAATTTTCGAATATCTTCTTCCGATTCAAAGATAGGTTTTTCTTTGTATTTAGCGACTGTTACCAGCTTGTACTCTGGAGTGAATACTGGCTTTTCATTCCCTTGATCAAGATTTGCTTCATCCACTTTCACAAAACGAATCGCAACATCAAATAGAAAACCTTCAGTAACAAGTACTTCAATTGATTCAGGTCCAATCACAACTGCTAGCGAATCCGTTACTCGGGTTTTGTTCATCAATTCCATTACTTAATCCTCAAACTTCTACTTTCTTGCAAGGTAGCACCCTTGACTTTCTTACCTGCATTCAGTAATTCCTTGACAGCATTTTTGTCAGGTTTTTTTGCAATTACAAAATATTTCTTAGGCAACAGATCCTCATCAACAACTACTGAAGGCTGATTTTTTGCCAAATAAACAGTAAAGAGCAACCCTTTGACCTTGTCGTGTCCAGTGATTTCAAAAGCGCCCTGTAAGCCAGTTTTAAGTCGTGTGATATCATTATCAATTGACTTATACCTTGCTGTCAGACGGTCAATCTCTTCTTTGAGCTGTTTCTTATCAGCTTCTTTATTTTTGATAACCTTGACCGTGTTTTCAACTTTCTCTTCAAACTGCTCAGTCCAATCAATCGATTCCAGTGTGTCAGTCTTTGTTTCTTCGTCTAACCCTTCCATGTCATTGATCTGTTTAAAGATTCCTGTCAGTTCGTATAAACTAGCCA